GCAAAGCTTTTGAAATATTTACATTAAACCATTGTGCATCTTTTAATAGAAATTGGTCAGCTGCCGATTCGTGTACTGGCTTTAATTCACCGTCTAACAAAATTGCACCTTTTTTAAGGAAATCAATATGCCCACTCCATCCACTTACTATGACAGGCTTACCAGTCAAACTAAATTCTAAAAGAGGTCTTCCGAATCCTTCACCTTTTGTGAAATTCAACATTGCCTTTACTTTAGGGTGCTGGTACAACCCATTCATTTCCTCTTGTGTTAAATCGCCATGCAATAAATACACCGGAACTTTACCATAATCTTCAGCCAATACGGTTTTAATGTTTTTCATTATTGCTTCCCTATCTCTTACACTAAAAGTTGCTGATGATGTTTTTAGGATTAATGCTGGCTTTTTCTTTTCATTTTTGAAAGCCATAGCAAATGCTTTAATAAGCATTCCTATATTTTTACGGTCTTCACCAAAACTACCTTTTAACCAATGTCCTACAAATAGGTAAGCAAAATCTTCTTTTATTTTGTTTAATTCATCAAATTTAATATCGGTTGCTAGTCCGAAAATTGATTCATCAAATCCTTCAAAAAGGACTTCAACCGGCTTAACCACTTTATGCTGTGCTATTAATTGTCCAGTTCTTTTATCATTTTCATTATAATTCGTACCAACTATACTTTTTTTCGCATGTTCAGATGGGGTAATTATTAAATCCATTCTGTTGCAACCATGAATCCAATCTACAGAACAATATGTAGTTTCTATGCCGGCGGTTATTCCGATGTTATAATGGCCTATTGGTTGAAACTCATTTGGAACGGTAACTTGCATAAAAATATCAGGTCTTTCATTTAGGCCTTGAACAATGTGCTCAATAACCCACTTATGAAATGGATTATTATAATTAAGTGCATCCATTGGAGTCATGCCCCAGCGAGTTGATATTACCTTAACATCAAACTTATCTAATTTATAAAGAGAATATAGTAGGTCTCTGGCGTGGTCGCCATAACCACTACGCGTTGCTATTGGTCCTTGAAATACTAATGTTGGTTTGTTATTCATATAACTTTTTTATTAAACTGTAAATAATTCGTATCTTTTTCTTGTTTGGAAATTTTGTAGTGCACCTTCAATGCCGTCACTCATTGTTTTACACATATTTTCTACCGATAATCCACCCTCTCCAATCATCCATTCTCTACCTTTTAGTCCGGCTGCTTTTCTTGCTTCCTTATCCATATCGTAAAATTCACGGATAAGTGGTGCAACATCATCATAATCAACTTTATCATCAAAAATGTACGGAGTTGGAATTGAACCGGCGGTTGAACGAACTGGCCAAATTGGCTTTACCCACTCACCATGTTTAGTTCCTTCGTATTTTCTCTTATCATGTAGAGAGCCAATCTTTACGTAATCATCTGCTGTTAGGTATTTGCCATCAATTTGGAATCCACATTGGTCTTGCAAACCACCTGTAACATTTACAATGATTGGTGTGCCAGCCATAACACTTTCAGCCGTTGTCAATCCAAATCCTTCATTAGATGCGATATTGATTGTAACATCTGCTATATTATATAGATTATTTAATCCTTCTTCTGTATACTTTGTTGTCGTAAATATTACTTTTGAATTTGGACAGTGATGCTCTATTGTTGTAAGAAGGTCGGTGCCGTTTTCATCAATAGGAGATGTGTGCATTAATAAGCAAACCTTATCACGTTTTTCTTCTGGTAATCCTTTTACAAATTCTTCAAATGCGAACAGCACATCAACTGGCTGTTTACGTCTGATATTCCGATTATTCCAATAAAGTACAAAATCATATTTCTTTTCACCCAATACGGAATTACGGAAATCTTCAGGCACTTCAACTGGTTTGTATAAATTTGAGTTTATGCCGTGTGGTACATAACTTACTTGCCAATCCTTCGCTGTATTCCATTGTGGTTCTTTATCCCAACCATACACACGCTTTGTGATACCATAGGTTTGCTTTGAAATGCACCCAATCCAATCACAACTTTCGTAATAGTCACGATTATATTTTGGGTCTGGCAGGTCATCCCAAATATGATAGAATAGGATTGGAGTTGTTTGACGAATCTCATGCTCCATATCGTATAGCCAAATCCAATAACGTGGGTCGGTAAAGTGTAGGATTGCATCAGGTTTTTCAATCATTAGTAATTGACGAATAACATCAGCATCACCATATCCATTATACGGGTATAGTTTTACATTTGCATCTTGTACGCCAGTAGTCTTTGCAACTTCTGCCGAAAGGTCAAATATCTTACCCACATCAGGGTGCTGAATTGCTGCTGCTAATTGTACCCAATCGTACTTATCTACGGTTCCTAAAACGAATTGTTTGGAAACATTGGCTATACCACTAGCCATTCTTAAATCATCTGCGAGTAGCAGAATTTTCTTTTTTGCCATAACTTATTTTATAATAATTATTGTATTTTTACTTTTTTCCATTACACAATTCTCTTTCTTTAAATTCACACCAGTCACATAGTTTAGTGGGTTTCTTTGGGTATTCTACATCGGTTCTATAATTACCTTCCGAGTCAAACACCGTCTCTACAAACTCCTTAAAATTAGTCCAAGCTTTATTTATTGATGGTTTACCACTTGCTGGTATATGCTTTGATATACGTGGTATAACAAAATCCGGATTCTCCATTACCTTTCTTTTTAGAATGATAAACTCAACATCAATTATATCTTGAGAAATGTTTAGTAACTCTGCGTAGAATTTTTTATAGAGTAGGATTTGTGCGTTTTTTGTTGGGTCTTTCTTTTGATATGAACTCCAACCCTTTGTTGAAGTTTTGAAATCTATAATACGATATCGGCCTGTGAAACTATCTCTAACAACCATATCAATAAATCCTAAAAAGTTTACATTCTCTTTAATCTTTGTATTGATTGGTTGCTCTATTGATACAAGCTCATCGTACTTTAATGAAAAAAACTTATTGAAGTTTTTAGATTTCTGGAACCATTCTAATAAAACGCACCCGTCTTCTAAAAACTCAATAAGTTCTTCTTTTGTGCAAATATCGGTATTACCTATTTCGCCTTCAGCTTCTTTTAAGTAACATTCTCTCATTTTGTGTTTGAGAGTTTCTTTCAAATCCATTAATTTATCCGCCTGTGATTTTGAAATGCGAAGACACTTATCAAGGTATTCTTGTAAGGTTTCGTGCATTGCTGTTCCGAATAGAGTATGAATACTACCACCGCCGGATTTGAGATTATCTATATATGCCAACTTATATTGTTGGGGACACCCACTCCACATACTATATTGAGAAAATGATACTCTAGCCATAACTTTTTGTTTAAATAAATATACGAAAAATAGTTGGGTTTACCAACTATATTTTCAATTTTAATTTACTTATTTCTTTTTTTGTTAGACCATACCGTTCACAAATATATTGTATATTTTCTCTACCTTCTCTACTGGCATACATAACTTCTGCGTAATCATTTGCTTGCCGTTCAGAGCAATCGTATTCCCTTTTGATAAGGTCAATTAGGAATTGCTCATACTTATCTTCAGCTTTACCTTTTGTATATTTTAGATATTGCTTACCCTTTGGTAGTATGTTGATATACAATTTATACATTTGCTCCGGCTCAAGTGTTTGAGTTAATGGCTGTATGCTTGCAATCAATTCAACCCATTCTGGCTTCATTGAAAGAAAACGATTAATCATAAAGTTACTCCACGATTTAATATCTTCTTCTGTCAACTTATTGAAGTAGTCCGGGTCTTGCTCTGCTGTTAGAGCATTTAAATGATCAAATAACTTTTTTGCTGCCATATTATTCTTCTATTGAATTGTTTGTTTTCATTTCATCCGGTAGTAATTCATTTAGAGGTTTACCACATTGAGTACAAAGATACAACTGAATTGGTAGTACCGCATCTTTTGCTCCACCTGTAATCAATCTACTAATTTTTTTGAATGAAAATCCATCCATAAAAATTTTGTTGCCACATTCACACGCAATATCTCTTGCATCGTTTAGTGAGAAATTTGGGGGCATTCCGCCCATTTGTTGTCCGTCCATTTTATTTTATTTTATAATGTTTAGAATTTGAATCATTGTGCTCATAAACACAATTTCTTTATCCACTACTAGTGCATCTTTTGAAATACCATCTGCTATTGTAAGTATCGTATTTGCTACGTTTCCTTCCGCATATTCATCTACTTTCTCATATAGCATTGTGTACATTTCCGAATAATCATTAAGGCGATTATCTGCTACTGCTTGTCTGATTTTAAGGAATAGGTTTCTCTTATCATCGCCGGATTTTAATAAGTCAACTAACTTTGATTTGAAGTCCGATTCAACCATTATCTTATGGTCTACTTTCAACTCACCCTTTGCCGATTGTAGTTGGCAAGTGTTTAGGACTCTACGAATATCTGGGTAATATGAATTGATAATATCTGCTACATTCTTAATATCAAACTTAATCTTTTCAGCCTCAAGAATCTTTGTAACCTGAACTGCCACATCCTTTTTAGTTGGTGGAGTTATAGCGAATGATTGACAACGACTTTGTATCGGGTCAATAATCTTCTCAATGTAGTTACAAGTCAGAATGAAACGACAATGCTTACTGAATGTTTCCATTAAGTTACGAAGGATTGCCTGTGCGTTTGGAGTCATATAATCAAACTCGTCAAGTATAATCACTTTGAAACCTGCGAAACCAACCGAAGATGCGAAGTTTTTTACTTTCGTTCTTACCGTATCTACATTGTTTTCATCGGATGCATTGATTATCATATGGTCACATTTGATTGTATTCACTATCAACTTTGCTAATGTGGTTTTACCTGTACCGGCTTTACCATAGAATAACAAATGTGGAATATCATTTGTGTCCAAATATTGCTGTATTGTTTCCTTTACAGTTTCATTTCCTACATATTCGGAAAGCGTTTGTGGGCGGTATCTCTCCACCCACAAGCTATGTTCTTTTTTATTATTTTCGTTTGCGAAAAAACTCATATTTTATATTTTAATTTCCTGTACTTCCAAATCCACCTTCTCCACGTTCGGTATCGGATAATTCATCGGTTTCTATAAATTGTATAGCAGGGTATGGTATGATAATGATTTGTGCAATCTTATCACCAACTTCGTATCGTTTAGATGGGATGCCTGCTTCTTTACGAAATGTGGCTTGTATTTCTCCACGATATCCACTATCAATTACTCCTACACAATTTGTAAGAGAAAGGTCATATTTACGAATGGATGAACGAGGAAATACTAATCCAACAAACCCTTCGGGTATTTCCATTGCTAAACCTGTTCCGTATGTTACACTAAATCCATAACCATCTATAACTTCCGTTGCTACCAAATCCATACCGGCATCTCCGGCTTTTGCGTATTGTGGAATTACTGCGTTATTGTGTAACTTCTTGATTTTGACTTGCATTTTGCTGTTTTTGTTGTTCTCTTAATTGTTTGCTTTCTTCGGTCATTTCTCTAGGAAAGATTTTGAAATTCATTCCGTTTTGAGCAAATGTTAGTATATCATCCGCAACGGGTCTCAATTCAATAACGAGATTGGATGATTCCGTTTCCGATTTAGCGTAAGCAAATACTACCGGCTCATTATCAAAAAACTGAAAACACCATTCGGCTTGTTCTATTTCTTGAGTTGGTTCTACTAATTCAAATTCCGTATCTTGTGTTTGTACTTCTGTCATATTTTATTAATTTGAAATTTCTACTAAATAATATTTACAAACGAAGTCATCAATTTGAAACTCAACGTGCGATAAACCATCGGTTGAAACTTTCAACTTTGCTGATGTAGCTTCTTTGTTTGCTGTTAGGATTTCTTTGAGATATTTTGCTGAGAAACTGATTGGTTTTACATCACCAGTAAATCCTTTCTGGCAGCTGAATGTAACTCTGTTTGTTGAAATAGATGAATATCCAAT